CCTCCGTAGAGCACTTGTAGATTACCGGCGCCGATGTATGTCGCCATCAGCACGCAATTAGCCGCCAGCGCGCTCCCATACGTATTATTGACATAAGAAAGGCTTGTCGCGCCGTCGACCCAATAGATATATACGTACCCGGCTGACGACGAACAGCTCCCGGCTGAGATCGCGACCGTCGTCGGCGTGCCGGCGTCGTTGACATAGACGATAAACCCCGCGCTCCACGACACGACATTCGTGGCCGCATTCGCCTGGAAATCGATACCGCCGATTGTTGAGATACCGCGCGCGCCGATTTTGATCGAATTGGTATTAATTGAATTGGTGTAAATTTGGCCGCCGTCGATCTTCGTGTTGTCGCCGCCTGCAAGCCAGTTTGATAGGGTTGTCGTGCCGTAAATTTCGATGAGGCCGGGCAGAATTTGCGTTGTACCGGCGTTGACGACCGTCGCCGGATTGGCCGCCTGCGTCTGCATTGTGGCGAGCGTGACACCGGTGCCGCTTACGGTGATCGTTCCAGGCAGCGCCGTTGTCGTTATAAACTGGCCGCCCGCGATCGTCCCGGCCTGAATCATGTCGGCGTTGATAGTGCCGGCCGCGAATTCCGAGTTGGTCATCAGGGCCGTGGTGACGGCGACGCCTGACGTGTTGTTCGGCGCGTATTGCGCCGAAAGCACGCCTGACGTGTTGAAAGGTCGCACCCAAAAATAATAGGTCGTATTCGAGGACAGGCCGGAATAGGTGTACGAAGACCCATTGACCGTGGCGACAAGCGTCGCGCTCGCCAGCGACGGCGTCGCCGATTCCCAGACCTGCGCGCCGGCGAGGTCGGTGTCGGTTGGGTTAGTCCACGTCAGGAAGATCGTCTTGATCGCCGCCGCGCCGGCCAAGCTCGACGCATTGCCCGGGCCGGTCGATTTCGTCGCCGAGGTGATCGACGCGTTTATCGTGAAGCCCGAGGCGTAATTGCCTTTCGAGATCGCGCGGACTTTAACGGAGCACGGCGTTCCGCACGCGAGCCCGGTGAAGATATAGTTGGTCGACGCGGTCTGGAACGATATGAATGCGCCGAAATTGGTGGAAATCTCGACATCATAATAGGCGAGATTTGAAGACGAAACAGCGGTCCATGCCGCCGTGACCTGCGACAGGATGGTGCCGTCCGCGTTGGTGACGAGAGACGTCGTCAATCCGAGCCCGGTCGGGATGCTCGGGCTCGTGGTGTCGAGACCTCCTCCGGTGACTGTCGCGCCCACCGACGTGGACGGCGCCGACGTGCCGGCCGCGTTGATCGCCTCGACCCAATAAGTGTAAGCGGTGGCGGCGAATAGGCCCGTCTGCCTAGTCCAGTCGCGGCGAGGACTTCATATGACGTGACATTGTCGCCGGCCGCGTTGGCCGCCCAGGCGAGCGCGACCTGTCCGACGCCGGCCGTCGCCGTGAGGCCCGTTGGCGCGGCGGGAACGCCGGCCGCGCCGGTTCCAAACCCGGCCCCGGTGACGACATAGGGATACGCCGTGCATGCTGAGATCAGCTGCGCGCCCGAACCGTAAATATTGAACGACTGGAATTTGAAATATAGCGTCGATCCGACCGCTGACTTTTGGATATCGTATGTGAAAATCGCGCTATCGAGCCGCGCGAATTGAACGCCCGACGCGTGCGCGGCGGCCGTTGTTCCGTAGAGACCGCGAAACAGCCCCGTGACGGTGTAGGCGTTGCTTCCCGTCAGCGTTGGGGTTTCGTAGGCCAGCAATTCCCCGCCGACGTAGGACAGCGTGGCGGCGGCCGAAGCGGCCGAGGCGCTCGCGGTTTCGAGCGTGCCGCCGCTCTCGGCGAGGTTCACCGACAGCGTATGCGTAGTATCCGGGGTTGCGCCGCCGTAGGCCGCCAGCGACGCCGTGGTGACGCCCTGGCGCGTGACCGTGTTGATAGACCCAATCTGAGAATAGGAAGTGCCATCAACCGAAAGCCAGACATTGCAGCCCCCCCAATTGGGATCGGCTACGCCTGACGCGCCACCCGATGCGCCAATCCAGATTTGGGGCGTTGCGCCGATAAGGCTCGAATTCGGTTCAAATATCAGCGGCGTATTAACGGGGTCGGCGGCGGCGGCCTTGGTGACGGTGATTCCACCGTTTCCCGCCACCGGATAGAGCGCCGGGGTCGAGACGCCGAATATCAGTTCCTCGGCCTCGACCGTCAGGATGCCGTTGTCATCCTCCTCGATCGACGTGAGGCGGACCGGAAATGCGGAGAGACTAAGATTGGCGTCGGTTATCTCGACGATGTCCATCGGGTCAAGTATGCCGTATTCCCAGGACAACTTGAACGCAAAGTGACGTCGGACATACAGCCCGCGCTGTAACATGGTCTGAGCGACGACGGGCGCGACGCCAACGTCGTCGCAGATTTCATGAGCCGAAACCGAGGACGCGACGCGCGGCCCGTAAAGCTCGATTTGGCTCTGATCGCGCGCCTCGATCGGCGTCGATGAATATTGACCATTGCGGCTGAGAACATCGAGCCGCATGATGTTGGGGAGTGAGAAAGGATCGAGGCGCGAAACTTCGATCGGATCGGCGGCGTCCTTCGCGTCGACAAAATCAAGATCGGTCAGGCTGTAGATCGGCGTTAGGTTGGGCGTATATCCGCGCGAAATCGTATAGGTGTATTTGATCGCGACTTCCGCGCCGACGTCGCCGTTTGAAAACTGATAGATTCCCGCCGAACTTACATAATACGTGCCGGCGCTCGTGGGAGTGGTGAAGACTTGCGTCAGGGCGGTTCCGGTCTGCGCATAAGTCACGCCTCCGTCGCCGACGAACATCGCCGAACCGATCACGACGACCTGCGGCGGCGGGTAAACAGGAGCCGTGTCGGTCGGCGTCGATCCGGGAGGCGTGCCGTAAGGCATGCGGTGCTGAACGGTCGCGAGAACGGTCGTCGCGACATTCCCGGCGCTGATCGCCACCTCGCCATACGGGATAAAGCGAAGCAGTCCTCCTGACCAGACCGCGCCGCAGTTGACGATTTGCAGCCACCGCGTGAGCGTGGAGCTACCTTGCTCGGAACTCGTCAGCGCCGGGGAAATGGCGAGGCCCTGCGCGAAACAATAAGCCTGTAAAGATGCGTCCGCGCCCGATCCGAATAGCGAATTTGTATCGATCGACGCGGCGGCGAAGCCCGCGCCATAGTTGGAATTCGTCAGGAAGTCATAGATGACCAGGGTCGGGTCGGCGTCGACGCCATTCGATCCAGTGCCGTTATAGAGCGCCTGGACCTCGACGTCATGATTTCCCAGGCTCGCGCTCGATCCCAGAACATAGTTCGCGGCGCAGAGATAGGCGGTCCCCTCATAGCCCAGCGATTGCGACGGATAGTTCGATGAGAGGTAGCCCCACGCGGTTTGTGGGTAGGTTCCATTAAATGACGTGAGGCCAAGGCCAGACGTTCCGTAGATCGACTGATCGCGCCAGATTTGCCCAATGCCGACAATAGGTCCCTCGCATAGGGCCATAATGATGTCGGAGTAATATTCCGGCGACGTTTGTTGGGGATTGAAAATGCCGCCCTTGCCGCCGCTCGATCCGGCGTTGTAATGAAAATTCGCTGTCCAAATGACGTTGACCGCGATCTTGGCCCATCCCCAGACGATCGGGATAGGAAGCGACGCCGTCGATGTCTGGATTTGCAAAGACGTGAAGTCTGGCGCTTGTTTCTTCGTCGAAAAAAGCCAGCTCATACCGCACCAAACAGCGAGAAGAATCTCTTGGTGCGTTCCATCATCGTCGCGTTGCGCGTCACGTCTTCTTCTAATGTGACGCCTGACGGCGAATAGGCGTGAACGATCGTCAATGGCTCCGCGCGCGTGACAATGCCGGCGTGCGCGAATAGGCGACCAAGCTGAAACAGAATGAGGTCTCCGGGCAGCGGTTCGGCGACCTCATGGGCGTAGTCGAGGATGAAGCCGAGAAAGCGTTCTTCGCCACGATGCAGGTGCCAATCCTGTGGATAGGGGCGCGGATCGAAATCAGGCACGAGCCCACAATCGATGTAGACGCGGCGCACGAGCATCGCGCAATCGACGCCAACGCCGCGAATGTCGGCCATGTGATGCCATGGCGTGCGGATATAGGTCCGCGCCTCGGCGATGACGGCGGTTCGGCCCTCGGCTTCGGTCATTTCAATAGGCCATCACGGGCGGCGGCACGAAGGGGAAACCACGGAAATTAGCGACGTTGTTGAATCTCTTGGCGCAGGTGCCTTGCGTGTGATCGCACCCGAGATAAGCGGTGAAGGCGTCGCCAACGCTCGGGGAAGTTGGTAGCGGATACATCAACGTCAACGAAACTCCGGGAACGGCGGATTTGACGTTGGCGCGAAGGCCTGAGTTCACGCCGGACGAAAACAGGATTACGCCCTGCGCGTGCGTGGCGAGCGCGCCAGACCAGTTGATCAGCGTTGAGGTCGATCCCGACGCCAGAGCGCCGGTTGATGCGAATGACGCGCGGTTGAGCCCGCACCCCGTGTCGTAGAGCGTATGCTGACACGTTGCGGCGTAGTAATTTTTAGGCATGTCGTAATCAAGGATCACGAGGCTACTGGCGACGGTGATTTGAGATTTTAGGCGCCCGACGCTATCGACCGTCGATACGCGCCCTTGAAAGAGCAGAACGCCGTCGATGACGGTAAGGCTCGGGGGCGCGCCCGTCAGGAACACGCGATAGCGCTGTACGGTAGCTCCGTCGAAAGCCCCGCCTTGGATCGCGACAAGCGCCTGGGCTCCCGCGATGAGGTCAGTCGCCCGCGCGGCGAGCGTGATCTGTTGCTTGTCGACCTCGAGCCCAACGCTGGACTTGTATTTGAGACCTTGCACGAGCGGGCCGGCGGATGAGTACAACGTTCCATTAAACGTTATCGGGAAATCGACGTTCGTCCACGCGCACGTCGCGCCCGATTGCAACGTGAAAAGAAAGCAGTCGGCGTAGCTCAGCTGCGCATCGGGAGCCCCGCGCGCGGCGTTGATCGCCGCGAGAAGCGCCATTGAGGCCGTTTTCATTGGGCGCGAACGCTCCTGAATTTGACGCTGTCGCAAAGCCACAGGCCGGGGAATATCTGCTCGAAATCGAGTGTGTCGTCGTCGAACCGGCACAGGAAACCGAATGCGCCGGTCCATGTCAGCGCGGCGCTCGCGGCGGGCGGCGACGAGAATGTGATCAGGCCATTAGAGATCGTATAGGCGCTTGTCGTGGTTCCGGTGACCTTGACCACGAGCGCCGCGACAGCCGCGCTTTGCCCTCCTGGGAAATACAGCGTCGTCGACGACAGGATGGGTTGCGTCACCCACTCGGACATGCCGCCGATGACGCGCGATAGCTGGAAAGCCGTTGTGGCGCCGTCTCCGGTTCCAAACGCTTGACCGACCACGGTATAATCGGTCGGGTCGTAATATAGGAATGTCCCGAAACGACCTTGACACGCGCCAAACAGCCCCTCGATCGCCTGCCGTGTCTGAGCGCCCACTTTGCCATATTGCCCGGCGGCGGTTGAATCGAGCGCGGCGAACTTGGCCTCGAAATTCCAAACCGGGTTTTGATAAAGCGGATTCCGAATTTCACGGCCCGAAACATGGCTGGCGATCTGCGTTGAGAACGTCGGCTTGCGATGGACCGTGACGTCTTGCCCGGAGAGCGCGGGGAAAATCGGCGTCGTCACCTAAGCGCCCCCTTGAGGCCGAGCATCGCGCCGTGGCGACTTGCTTGATGGATCGCCTTCGCCATCGAGCCGCCGTTTTCGTTGAACATCGCTTTTAAGCTGCGGCTGTCGATGGAATTGTTGTGAATGTTGATCTGCGGGTTCACGCTGACGTTCTTTCCGAAACCGCCGCCCGCCGCCATTTCGCGGAACCCGTCAGCGAGGCCGCCGCGCTGCGGAATGACGACCTCGCCCGCGTGGACCATCGCCAATTGGTCATGCGAAATATTCATCGCGCCCGTATCATATGAGCCGAAAGCCTCGACCGCGCCGAACGCCACCGCGGCGGCCGCCGGAGCGAGGATTGGCCCAATGATGGGAACGCCCGCGACGGCGGCATAGGCGCCGGCGGCGGCCCGCGCCGCGTCGCCGGATATCGCCGTGGAGTCGACGGCCTTCGTCGCTACAACGCCCGACGCGTGCGCCGCGACGACCGACGCCTCTGTCGCGATGTGCTCGGCGAGCCACTTCACGCAGAACTTGATGATATCCTCAATCGCCGAAGCGGCCATGTTTTTGAAAGCCTGAGAGACAGACGTTGTCCCCTTAAGGATTCCATCGACTTGGCTGTTCATCACGCCTGCGATCGTGTCCGCGCCGGACTTCCATGCGGCGGCCGACGCCTCGGCGGCCTTGTTTTCATCATCGCGCTTCTTTTGCGCGATCTCCGCGAGAGCCTCGGCCTCCTTGCGCTTTATGTTGATGATTTGAGCGCTCGTAAGACCCGCCGTTTCAAGCTCCTTGTCGTAGGACGCCTTGACGCTTGCATATTCGGAGTCAAGCACCGCCTCAGTGTCCGCGAGCCACCGGTTCATTGAGATTTTGTGCGTCTTCAACTGCTCATCGAGCGACTTTTCCTTTTCCGTCGCCACGCGCTTGGCCGCGTCGATTTCCAGTTGGGCCTCGGCCTCGGCTTCTCGCTCGGCGCTATGGTCTTGTTTGCCGGCGCCGCCGAGCCCGGACATTTGCGGGACTTGGGGCTTCGGCTTGGCGGCCTCGCCTTCGCTCGCGCCGACGCCCCGCCCGCGCATGCCCGCATCCTCGGCGGCATGCGGATTATCGAACATCGCGGCAATCGCCGCCTTCGCGGATTTGGCGTGATCCTCGATGCCCTGCAGCGTCAATTGCGTCTTGACGCCCGCCACGTCGAGGGCGCCGAACGCCCCCGTGCCCACCATGGCGGCCTTATAGGTTTCGTAGGCGGCCTGTTTCCATTTGTCGCGATACTCGTCGGAGATGACCCCGAGTTTTGAGAACAGATTCGCGTAACTCTGCTGCATTGTAGCTGTATATTCAGGTGACGACTTAAACCACGACGAATTGACGAGCGCGTTCAGCTTGTCCGCTATCGCGCTTCCCGCCGCGTCGATCGGACCCACACTTGCGGCGATATCGGCGACCATCTTGCCCCATTCGACGCGCGCCTCGATCGCGAATTTGGCGACGGCGGCGGCGCCGGAAACCAGCGCGCTGGAAAGCGCCGCGATCTTGCCCTGCAGCGCCGTCGGATCGGCGTGCTCGACCAGCAGCGTCAGTTCCTTGATCACGGCGTCGATCGCCGGATTGACGACCGCGTACAAGCGCTGTGACAGCGCGGTCCAGGCCAGCGACAATTCGTTCAGATGCTCGCGCGTGCCCGATAGGGCCTCGATCGTCTCGCGCGACATGATGACGCCGGTGCGTTCGGCGATTCCGTTGAGTTCGGCGAGGCCTTCCCGGCCCTTGTCGAGAAACGGGATCATGTCGGCGCCGGTCTTGCCGAGCAGCGCCATCGCGACGGCCGTCTTGGTCGGGCCGTCGGCGAATTTCGAGAACGCCTCGGCCATTTCGTTGATCTGGCCGGTGATCGGCTGGGCGCGGAATTCGGCGACGTTGATGCCGAGCGCGTGCAACGCGGCGCTGGCCGGGCTCGCCTTCTCGCCAGTTTTGGCAAGCGACAATTGCAGCCGCTCTAACTGCATCTGCATCTGCTCGAAGTCGCCGCCGGCCAGCTTGCTGACCGCGCCGAGCGCCTGGACGTCGTGCGTGGAAACGCCGAGCTTGGCGGCGGCCTGTTCGACCTTCTCGGCCGCCTCGGTCGTCTCGGAGACCCATTCCTTGAACGCGGCGACGCCGAGCTCGATACCGGCGATCTCGGCGAGCTGGATCAGCGCTTCCTTGAACCGCGCGACCCCTTCCTCGGCTTCCTCCGCGCCCTTCGTATGCTCCTTCAATTCGTTTTTGAGTTCGGCCATGTGGGCCTTCGCCTCGGCCATCTCCGCGCCCATGGCTTTCAGCTTTTGGCCGAGGTCCGAATCGGCGCTGACGCCGGCCTTGTGCATGTCGGCGTCGAGTGATCGCATCTCCTTGGCGAGCGAGCTGATCTCGGTTTTGGCGCTTACGAGAGCCGCCTCCAGATCGCCCGTCTCTGCGCCGAAGGTTACTGCGACGTCGGACATGGTTGCTCCAGATCAGGCAAAGAACCGCGCCGGGTCCTTGAACCACGCGTCAGTCGGCGCGGCTGCATCGGCATAGGTGATCGGTGGCCCTTCCTTCGCCGGCGGCTTGTAGCCGACCCAGGCGGCCGCCAGCTTGTGCAGTGGCGGCCATAGCCGCCAATGCTCGCGCAACGTCGCGTGGCGCTCGAACGTCAGCCAATTCTCGACGACATCGAGCGGCCAACCCTCGCAGCGCGCGACGTCGAGCGCGATCAGATCGTAATCGAGGGGCTCGGACTTTCGGCTTCCGTCGTCGCCGGCTTCGGAAGCGGCGCTTTTCCCATCAGGCCAGCGGCGACCGCGATTTTCGGCACCAACGCGGCGAGATCGGCGACGCCGAACGGCAGGCCCTCGAGGTCGGCGAGCGTGAGAGCGGGTTGCGCCCGCGTCAGCGCTATCCAGACCAGCCGCGTCATCGCGTCGAGATCGGCTTCGGTGTAGGCGCCGCCGGACTTCTCGACTTCTAAGTGCCTGATCCGGAACGCGTCGATCGCCGGCACCACCGCCTTGATCTGTTTCCAGACCAGTTTCGGCAGCAGGTAGGTTTTGCCGCCCAGCTCGACGCGCTGGGCGTCGGCGAGTTCGAGAGGATCGAGGCTCATGCGGTGTCTCCGAAAGACATCGTGCCGATATTCCCCGTGCCGTCGTCCATGATCTCCATATCGAATTCAGGGATCGAATAATCGGCGTTCTTCGAGGCGATGCCGAGTTTCGAGGAGGTCAGCCGGTTGAAGACATAGGTGCTGAATAGCCCCGTCCTTGGGTCGCGATTGCGGAATACGCCCTGAAAATACGGGGTCGTGCCGGAAAGTTGGTTTGTCAGTGCAATCTTCCCGCCGGTCGACGTCGTGTAGGTATAGCTGATAGCCACGGCAGCGGAGGCGTCGCCAGCGGCGAATGTGTAGACGCCAGCGGCAAAGCTGTATTGCCCGGTGGCGGGTCCAGACGCGACGTTGACAAGAGGTAGGCCTTGACTGGCGCCCGACGTGTAAACGACGCCGAAGTCGGCGACGAAAGTCGATGAGTTGGCGACGGTGCATGTGTACGTCGAAGACGCCGGAACCGTCGCCGCTTCACCGGCCGCGAATGCGACCTGAGAGGCCGAGGTGTAGGCTTGACCGAAAAATAAATCGTTGACCATTCGGCCGGAAAGAATGCCGGTCTTGGCCTTGACCGTCCACTTGGCAGTGCCGCGCGCGACGAACACGGCCAACTGGTTCTGCCCTTGCAGCGCCTTTGTCGTGAAGCCGAAATCGATCGCGCAATCCTGTAGGACGCCGAACTCGATCGGAGTGGCGGCGGTGATGTCTTTGCGGGCGGCATATAGACGGCCTGCGCCAAAGGGAGCGAGCATTGTTGATTACTCCTTGATCAGGCGCGAGATATCGGCCTTGAGGGTTTCGAGACTGGCGTGGACGGCGTTCCAAAGCTCCGTGTCTCGTGAAACGGAGGTGTTGAAGAAAGTTTCATCGCTCCATCGGTCG